CAGCCCCCGGGTCGATCCCGGGGGTCCCTCTCGCCGAACGGTTGATCACCCTGCGGGCCGCTTTTGGCCAAGACGAAGCCAATCACGGGACAGCGCGATTTTTGGTCAATGACGACGGTTTGATAGAGGTGCCTGTGGAGGCTGTCTTCCCGCTGACTACCACCGGCGGGTTTGTATTTGCGCCGACCGGCGGGTGCGCGATTTCTGTGGGCGTTATCAAACTGCACCATGACGCTGCGGGGGGCTGCTCTTATGCCGGATGTCGATGTCTCGCCGATCTGAACGGAGATGTCCTGGTGCCTGCCGAAGCCGTTTCCGAGTTGTCGGCGCATGGCTTTGTCTCCGTTCTTGAGCAAGCCATGGTAGTGGCTGCGGCCCGAGCCAAATCCTCGCCGAGCAATCGTTCCAAAAAGGGTTGATGCCGTGGCTTTTGGCGATTTGACGACCCTCGCCGATGTCAGGGCGTGGCTGCAAACCGGACAAGCCGCGTTTCCGGCCAGCGACGACGCATTGCTCACCCGCCTCATCACTGCGTCGAGCCAATATATCCAGACTTGGCTCAACCGACAGATCGCGTCCGCTGATTACCTCGAGACGCGCGACGGTACTGGCGGCCACCGGCTGCAACTCGCGTGCTTTCCGGTCACCGCGGTGCTCTCTTTGACGATAGACGGACAGGTCGTCCCTGCCGCGACATCGAGCGGCGCGGCCGGCTATAGCTTCAGTGCGACCCAGCTGGCGCTCTACGGCTATTGCTTCAGCCGCGGGGCTCAGAATGTTGTTGTTTCCTATACAGCCGGGTATTCGATTACCCCGCCCGAGGTCGCGCAGGCGTGCATCGAGCTGGTGGCGCTGCGCTACCGGGAGCGGACCCGCATCGGTGAAGTCTCGAGATCCCTCGGTGGTGCCGAGACTGTCGCCTATGCGCAGAAAGACATGAGCGATGCGATCAAGACCTTGCTGCTGCAATACCGGCTGGTAGCACCGATCGCTGCGATCCAGCCAGTGCCAGGAACAGCCGGTGGTGGCGCCGCGCCGGTATCTAGCGTCCTATGATCACTGGCCGTGTTGTCGGCGACGATGCCGTAATCGCTTGGCTCCGCGCCGTTACTGACGGAGCCGCTTCCGGGCTTGCCCGGGCAATCAGCGAGCTCTGCCTCGATCTGCAGCGCAAGGCGCTCAGGCCGAATGTCGATCCGCAGGTCGAGGAAAGCGAGGACCGCATCGCGGGGACTGTGTTCGGCGACGACAATCTTGGCGGGACTCGCAAGCCGTCCGCCATTGGTGCTGGCGATGCGAGAGCGCACTTGCGCCGGGCAAAAGAGACGTCAAGGCGGCAGATTACAGGGAATACGATCAACCTGCAGTCTTATCGTCGCCGGATCGAGGCTCCAGAGCCGTCATTTTTGCGCTCAGCGCTCGACGATATGGATCCAGAGATCCGCGATCGAGTGGAAGAGGCGTTGCGCGAAGCAGTAGTGCAACGATTTTTCGATCTCCCGTAACGTTCCTCTGCCACCAGCAGGATCCCCGGCAGCGGCAGTTCGGTGTCGCTCCCGCCAATCATATAATATCGGCCGATGATAATTCGTGAATTGATATACTCCACACTTTGGGAGCTTGGCGCCAGCGCGGCCTGGTTCACCACGGCTAACCGGCGTTTGCGGCATTGGGCCGATGTTGCCCCCGCCGAGCAGCCGGCATTGTTCATGAGCGAAAGGGGCGGCCACGCGACGGTGAAAAAGCTTGGCGCACCGGTCGTATGGACGCTTCATGCCGATTTCTACATTTACGCGCATTCGAGCGACCCTTATTTGGCGCCGACAGCGATTTTGAACCCGCTGCTCGATGCGCTCGAAGCTGCGCTATCGCCTTCGCCGGTGACGGGGATCCAGAACTTGGGACTGCCTCAAATGGTCCAGCACGCTTACATAACAGGCAAGGTTCAGACAGATGAAGGGGTTCTCGGCGATCAGGCCATAGCGATCGTACCGGTTGAAATCCTCTGCGTTTGACGCCTCCAAAATTTCGTTCTGTGCGACTTGATTCGCAGGAGTGGCCAATGGCCGAAGAAGATTACAACACTGACCGAGCCGCTACTGTTGACGCGGTCGAACAGCTGATTGAGCGGTGGTGGGCGGACCATTTCCCGGGTTCGGCCGTCGCCCGCGATACGCAGGCTTGGAATATCGCCCACGCCGCGAAGGAGGGGCTGAAGTGGCTCTTGAGAGGGAGTATTTGACATGCAATTGAGCTTCGGCTCCGGCGCAGTCTGGGGCGAACGCACCGATGTGGTCGGTTCGGGCATCGGCCCGCGCCAGTTCGGCGTCCTGCAGGACATCCAGATCGATTTCGACTGGTCCGACAAGGAGCTTTACGGCCAGCTGCAGTTTCCCGTAGCTATCGCGCGCGGACAAGGAAAGATCACCGGCAAGGCAAAATTCGCGCAGATATTGGGCTTGCTGTATTCGGATATTTTCTTCGGAGTTACGCCGGCCACGGGGCAGTTTGCGGTGTCGCAGCTCGAAGCCGCGACGGTCCCGGCAACGACGCCCTACATCGTCACCCCGGCCAACGCTGCGAACTACAATGACGATCTTGGTGTCAGCTATGCCGGGAGCGGAAAACGCTTCAACCGGGTGACCACGCCGTCGGGTGCCGGCCAGTATTCGGTCAATTTTGCCACTGGGCTATATACTTTCTCGTCTGCCGATGCCAGTGCTGCGGTCTTGATCTCGTATACTTACAACATCGCGACGAGCGGCAACAAGCTGGCCCTCTCGAATCAGCCAATGGGTATTACCCCCACTTTCAAGGCGACCTTCTATAGCGCCTACAACGGCAGCGGCACCGCCCTCCGGCTCAACGCCTGCACGGCAAATAAGCTGTCGCTGCCGACCAAGCTCGATAATTGGACGATCAGCGAGCTCGACTTCACCGCTTTTGCCGACGCCTCCGGAGCGATCGGCTATTTGAGCACCGTCGAGTGATGATCCCCGGCGTCTCGGTCGCCATGGGAGGTGAGGAGTGGGTAGTGCCGCCGCTCACTCTCGGGCAGCTTCGCCGGCTGATGCCGCAGGTAAGGCAACTGACCGAAATCGGCGCCTCTATGGGCGAGCAGCAGATCGCGGTGCTGGTAGACATCGTCACGGCAGCGCTGCAGCGCAACTATCCCGAGATGACTCCGGGGAAAGTCGAAAATCTGCTCGATCTCGGTAATGCGAGTGCGGTGCTGAATGCCGTGCTCACCGGCTCAGGCCTGAAGCCAGGAGGAGCTCCCGCGGGGGAGCCGCCTGCCCCCGGGATCGGGTCGGGGGCGAACAGCGCAGCTTCGGCCACGATATCAGGGGTGGTGACTACTGGCGAGAAATTTACGGCATCCTTGCCACCGCCTGTGGCTATAGCTACCCCGTAATCGACGAGATGACGCTCTTCCAGGTCGAAGAGCTGACATCTTACTGGGCAAGGCATCCGCCGCTTCATCTGCTCGTCGCTGCCTATCTCGGGGTCGGTAAAGACAGACGCGCGCAGATGCCGCCAGCGTCGTTCGAACGAGAGCAGCGGCCCCATCCAGATGCCGTCTCCGTGCTGGCCCGACTTGGTCCAGGGTTCGGCGCTGGGGATGTCCATGCCGGTCTGACTCCCGCCGTTTTGGATTTCGCCGAACTGCGCCGGCGGTCTGGATTCATCGCCGAAAGGTCCGGCAAAGGCTCGCCTCGCCCTAAGCAAAACAGCGGCGGTTTGTAACCCCGGAGGCTATCATGGCCGATATTGAAACCAGCGTCGTTATCAGCGCTCAGATAGACGGTCTCCGATCGGGAATGGAGGCCGCGGCGAATTCGGTTCAAGCCGCAACCGATGCGATGCGTGCCCAGCTCGCCGGGCTCGGTGACATCGCGCAGCAAGCGCAGTCGCAGCTTACTGCCACAACCGGACAGATCGGCAGTGGGGTTGGGGCATTGCAAAGCCAAGCGGCAAGCCTCGCGGGCTCGATGGGTGGAGGTGCGCTGCCCGGCGGCAATATGCAAGACAGCGCGGCAGATGAACGGGTATGGGAAGAGGAGCTGCTCGCCTACCAGAAATTCCAGGACGACAAGCAGAGGTTGGATCTTCAAGCAGTACAAGCCAGTCAAAGAAACTGGCAGAGTCTCATGCAACCGATCCAGCGAGCCTTCGACACGTCGATCACTGGCATGATATTGGGCACGACGACATTGCAAAAGGCGGTGGGAAACATCGCGCAGTCGATCCTCGCTGAATTTGTCAACCTTGGCGTCAAGATGGTGACCAACTGGCTGGCCAGCGAACTCGCGATGACGACCGCGAGCGAAGCGGGAGCCGCGGCGCGCACCGCAGCCGAAGGCGAGGGAATGGCGGCCGGGCTTGCGATCAAGGCGGCCAATGCGGTCAAGAGCATCATGACGGATTCCGCTCAGGCCTTCTCGGGCATTTTTGCGTTCATGGCTCCGATAATGGGACCGGCTGCAGCTGGACCGGCCGCGGCCGGGGAAGCGACCGTGATGGCCGCCGCCAGCGGGATTGCGTCTGCGGCCGGCGGTTGGGTGGTGCCATCCGATCAGCTCGCCATGGTGCACCAGAACGAGATGATATTGCCGGCGGGTATCAGCCAGGGTCTCCAGAACATGATTTCCGGTAATGGCGGGGGCGGGGCGGGTGCCACTCCGGTAGTAATCAACGTCTCGGCAATTGACAGTCAAGATGTGAGGCGATTTTTCCAAAGCAATGGCGGCCTCCTGGTCGGCGCACTCAACAAGGCCATGCGCAACGGTTCAATGCTGCGGACCTCGTGATGCCTCTGATTTTCCCAGCGTTGCCTGGACTCGCTTGGAGCGTCACCAAAACGCCGACCTTTCAAACACGCATTCAACGCGCGGTCTCGGGGCGGGAATTGCGGGCGCTCGACTACCCTTATCCGCTTTGGCAATTCGCATTGGTCTACGATTTTTTGCGCGACAACCCGACGGCGGGGTATGACGAGCTGCGGACCTTGCTCGGCTTCTTTATGCAATGCCAGGGCGCCTTCGGTACATTCCTGTTCCAGGACCCTAGTGACTGGAAGGTGGCGGGCCAGCCGATCGGCGCCGGTGATGCTAGCACGACGGCCTTCCAACTTCAGCGCACAATGGGAACAGCTCTGTCCGGTGGCGGCTTTCTGGAGCCGATCACAGCGCCGAACCTCGTGAGTACGATCTATTTCAACGGGATCACCCAAAACCCGGCGAGCTACAGTGTCGATCCGGCGACGGGCCTCGTGACATTCGAGACGGCTCCTGGCAGCGGCCTGAGCATTACTGCCGATTTCACCTATTACTTTCGCTGTCGCTTCACAGAGGATAGATACGATTTCGAGAATTTCATGTTCCGACTGTGGCAGCTGAAGAAGCTGACGTTTATTTCGGTGCGTTCATGAAGGCGGCGAGCCCGGAGCTGATCGCGCTGCTTTCCGGCGCCGGCCAGTTCGTCATGGCGGACCTCTATACGATCACTCTCGTCGGAGGGTCGGTACTGCGGTATTCGGCGGCGCCGACGGCGCTCTCCGCCAATGGGTACACGTTTCCTCTGGGTCCCAAATTCGAACGCTCGAAGACCAAAGTGGTCATCGGCACGCAGGTCGATGAGCTCGAGGTCAGGATCTATACTGAGCCAACCGACCTGGTCGGCGGCGTGCCGTTTCTGCAAGCGGCATGGCAAGGTCAGCTCGACGGCGCGCTGCTGCAGCTCGAGCGAGCCTTCATGCCGAGTTACGGCGATACGAGCCCGGGAACGGTCGTCCTTTTCACCGGACGAATCTCCGATATCGAATGCACCCGTACTGGTGTGGACCTTAAGTGCCGCTCCCATCTCGAGCTGCTGAACATTCAGATGCCGCGGCGCCTGTGGCAAGCGTCGTGTACTCACGCATTCGGCGATGCGATGTGCCAGTTCGACCGATCGAGCATGCAAGCGATGTTTCCGGCGGGGTCGGGCTCGACCCCGGTGCAAATCGCCACTTCGGTCACCCCGTCCCCGCCGAGTCTCTATATCCAAGGAAGCCTTATCGGCGTAACTGGTGCAAACACCGGATCGAGCCGCAGTGTTGCCAATATGGTTGGCGGCTGGATTTATGTGAAGCTGGCGTTCCTGTCACCAGTATCGCCGGGCGACCAATTCCAACTCCTGCCGGGTTGCGACCGCACACTCTCGACCTGCACGAATGTGTTCAATAATGCCATCCATTTTGGTGGCTTTCCCAATATCCCGACGCCCGAGACGGCGGTATGAACCAGCGCCAGAGCGTGGTCGCCGAGGCTGAAACCTGGCTGCGCACACCTTACCACCATATGGGCCGGGTCAAGGGCGTCGGCACCGATTGCCTGATGCTACTCGCCGAGGTCTACGAGGCAGCCGACGTGATCGGCCATGTCGAGGTGCCGTTTTATCCCCCAGACTGGAACCTGCATCGCAATGCCGAACGCTATCTGCAGGGATTGATGCTCTACGCGCGCGAGATCGACGGACCACCGCAGAGAGGCGATGTGGCCGTCTTCAAGTTCGGCCGTTGCTTCGCGCATGGCGCAATCGTAATTGCCTGGCCGCGCGTAATACATGCCTGGTGCGACGCCGGGGTTGTCTTTGCCGATGCGCAGCAGGCGCCACTGAGCGGGCGTCAGGTACGTTTCTTCGACCCGTTTCGAACAGCTTAATCCCGGCGGCCATGGGCGGAATTCTGAGCGGCGCATCGAACGCCAAGCAGCAGAAGGCGGTGGGCTCGCTGCAGTTCCAGACGTCCCAAAGCGGCGGCGTCATCCCGCTCGTTTATGGTACCACCCGGGTCTCACCAAATCTGATCGATTATGACGACTTCAAAGCCGTTCCCTCGAACCGGCAAGGCACGGGCAAAGGGGGCGGAGGTGGAAAAGGCGGCGGGCAACAATACAAATACAGTGCATCGGTGATCATGGGGCTTTGTCAGGGGCCGATCGCCGGCATCGCAACAGTGTGGTGGGACAAGAACATCGGCACACTCTCATCGTTGCCGGCCGCGGTTTACCTCGGCAATGACGGTCAAGCTGCAGATCCTTATTGGCAGACCTATCACTCAGCCAAGGCTCTTGGGTATTCCGGGACCGCAGTAGTCGTCGCCAATAACTACGCGATGGGCAATACAGCCACCCTGTCAAATTTCTCCTTCGAGGTGCAGGGCCTGCTGTCGTTGAGCGGCATCAACAGCCAAGACGCAAACCCGGCTGCGATCGTTGCAGATTTCCTTACCAATGCGCGTTACGGAGCCGGTTTCCCTGTCGCCAACCTCGGTGACCTCAGCCTCTATTCGGCATACTGCCAAGCACTCGGTTTGTTGTTGTCCCCGGCTCTGGATACGCAGCAAGAAGCGCAACAGTGCCTCGCCGATATCGCCAAGCTCACCAATAGTGCAATTGTTTGGTCGGGCGGGTTGTTGAAGATCATTCCGTATGGCGATCAACCTGTCACGGGCAACGGCGCCGCCTATTCCCCCGACACGACGCCGATCTACAGTCTGGATGACGACGATTTTATCGTCCAGGAATCGAGCGTCGGGACCGGGTCAGGAGTGACGCCCGGCGGCACCGCGTTGCGGACCGGCTCGGGACCGGTCACCGGCGGGTTCAGCGACGACCCCGTCCGGGTACTGCGGTCCACACCCGCCGATGCCAATAACTCGATCCAATTGGAGTGTCTCGATCGTTCCAACAGCTACAACACAGCGATGGTCGAAGCGTTCGACCAGGCAGCGATAGACCTTTACGGGGTGCGGCGAGACAGCTCGATCAAAGCACGTTCCATTGTCGATCCCGTCAATGTCGGGCCTCTTGTCGCGCAGCTTCTGCTCCAGCGCGCCCAGCTGTTCCGCAACACCTACCAGTTCAAGCTGGGGTGGAAATATTGCCTGCTCGAGCCGATGGACCTCGTCCAAATCGACGATCCCAGGCTCGGTGCTTCGGCGCTGACGGTTCGCATCACGTCTGTAGAAGAAGACGAGGAAGGTACGCTTTCGATCACGGCGGAGGATTTCTTCGGGGGCTATTCCACAGCGGTAGTATATCCAAAGCAGTCCGGCGCGGGTTATGTGCCGAATTGGAGTTCGTCTCCGGGTGACGTCAATCCGCCGATCATCTTCGAGCCTCCAACGGCGCTGCTGACCGGAGCCCTGGAAATTTGGGTTGCCCTTTCGGGTTCCCCGGGTTGGGGCGGAGCCCAGGTGTGGATCTCCACCGACGGCGACTCTTACGCCCTGATGGGAACAGTGAATTCGCCGGCGGTGCAAGGCGTATTGACAGCGGATCTGCTGCCGCATTCCTCTCCCGATACCACGAACACCCTTTCAGTTGACCTCACCGAAAGCCAGGGTCAGCTGGTCTCGGTCTCTGCGGCCGATGCCG